ACATAATTGCAATCCTTGGCGGCGCTAATACAGCTAATACACAATCGTTCTCCGTTCTTAATGGAGCTTTGAATGGTAGTACAAACGTTATCAATGAATTCAGCGGCACAATAGCTTCTGGAACACAGACCTATAATCTATTTAACGGTAATGCTGCTGGCGGCACTCTTGTAGCTAACATCTTTGGTTCAGTTGCGGCAACAACAGCCGGAACGGTAAACGTTGGTACCGGTGCCGCAGCTCACGTTCTTAATTTTGGTTCTTCAAGTGCTGGTAATATTACATTTACACAGGCTTCTGGAAGTACTTTTGCGGTCGTTGGGTCCGCTGGAGTTATCAACCTAGGAAATGATGCGGCGGCTAATACTATCAATTTGGGCAGTAACTCAGCTGGAACAGTAACCATGGCCGCTGGGACAGCAATAAATATTCGAGGTGCCGTAGGTGCAACGATAAATATTGGTGCTACTGGACAGACAGGTAAAATTAGTATTGCCGATTCCACAGGTGGTCTAGCTGCTGTTGACCTTATGAATGGTGTTGCTGGTACAGCTCAAACATTAAATATAGCTTCTGGTACTTCGGCAACGGCTGCTCAAACCGTCAACATTTTGAATGGAACAACTCCAGGAGCTAGCACAACGCTAAGCATCATGGATGGTGCGGCATCAGCAGGAACTCAGACTGTTAATATCTTAGCTTCTGGAGCTACTCGTGCGGGTGTTGTTAATATTGCCACAGGGGCCGCAGCTCACGTTTTGACCCTAGGTTCAACAAATACTACAGCAGCTACAGTGATAAATGCCGGTACAGGAAGTATTAAATTAGTTTCTGGTCAAGTTGTTAATGTCACGAACGTTAACCATGCTGCATCATCATATGCTGCACTTGGGTCAGATTACTTTATTGCTTGCGATCCGACAGCAGGTGTCATAACTGTTACTCTTCCGGCAGCACCTGTAACAGGTCAATATTACATTGTATCTGATGCAACAGGTCAATCTGCTGGTAATACCATAACTATTGATGGCAACGGTAAGAATATCACCCTTGCAGGAACTTCAGCGGGAACTAAAACTATTACCACAGCTTTTAAAGCCGTTGGTCTAGTTTATAACGGTACTTTGTGGAATGGTTTTGCATTAGCATAATATAAACTTTTAAAAAAATCTGGTTTTCGTCTATAACGGGCGAAAACCAGAGGTATAACCATGATTAAGAATAAAACTGTTTTAGAAGTTAAAGTCAGCGAAAGAGTATTTGAATTAGTGCTTGATAATGATAGCCCTCTAGGCGAAGTTTTCGACGCTATCACTCAAATGCAAAGATTCGTTGTAGATAGAATTAACGCGCAAGTACCTCAAGAAGTTAAGGACGCGCCAAAAGAAGAGGTTAAACCCGATGGATCGATCAGTAATAGTCCAGTTTGATACATTAAGAACAAGAACCGTCGCCGTTGGCCCAAATGGGCCAATTGATGGAACATACAGGGCTATCGGTGTTTCATTTGCCCATCCTGCTCGTCTTATTTGTATTACCAATAATACAGATGGAGACATGTTATTTTCAAATGATGGCGTAAGTGATAAACTTTTCATTCCTGCCCATTCTTTTAAATTATTTGATTTAACAACAAACCGCGAAGGTGTGAATAACTCATCATTCTTTGCGTTGCCAAATGGAACGATTATTTATGTCAAACAAAGTACAGCCGCAACTACGGGAGCTGTCTATGTCGAAGTAATTTATGGACAAGGTGATTAAATGAGCGATTGCAAACGATTCGGCCCGACAGAAGATTATGATAAGTCTCCTGAAGAAAGATTAGCTGAAGTTGAAAGATTGTGGCCGATTATTCAGGGAAAATTGCAAGCTTATGATAAAGTTCTTTCAGAATTTGATGGAGTTAAAGCAAGTTTTGATCCTTTGAAATCTTCTCTTGAATCTCAAAAAGAAGAATTAAAAAACTTTCTTTTATCAAACGATAAAATCCTTAAAGAATTTGTAACTCAGAAATTTGATTACCTTCAGAATCAAGGTCAATATCTAAGTATTGATTTAGATAAGTTTAAAGAATCATATTCACTTTCGATTCAAGATATTTTCAAACGTCATGAACTTTTATCATGCCTTATAAGTGATGCATCAGCGAGAGTATCATCCTTGCAATCCGATGTTAAAGCAAAGGCCTCAAAAGATGATCATAAAGCTTATGTTGATGACAAAGTCAAGACACTTCAAGACCAAGTAGTTTCTTTTTCATTTAAAGCAGATGCGCTAGATGAAAGAATTCAGCAAAATAAAATAGAAAAAATTCAAGATGATAGCTTGAGATATTCTCTAATTTCTCAGATGAATGAAAAAGTAAAGCATTGCGACGACCTTAAAAAGTTTGTAGAAGACTCTCTAAATTCAATTTCTGAATCAATCCAGATGAAACATGCACATTTACTTTCTCAAGTAGAATCTTCTCTTTCACAAGCCAAATCAGATATTTCAAATTCATCTGATCCTTCAAAAGCTTTAGATGTTTTAAGATCTGATTTCATGAAAAAAGTTGAAGGCATGGCCTTAGATACATCAAATGCCCTTCTAAAATCGGCAAATAGTTCTCAACAAATTCTTATTCTTGAAAAGAAAATCGAAAACATATTTTTGATTCTAAAGAAATTCGAACTTTCTAAGTGAGGTTTGAATGAGCCAAGCAGGAACCTTAAATTTATCTGATAGCGGACTGCCAGGCGACGTTCCTACAAGTTTTGAAACCCAAAACGGCACTGCAATACCTTTAAATCACATTATTCAGATTATTGGTGCTGGTGGTGTTACTACTTCTGGCTTTGGAAATGTTATAACGATTAATGTTACGGCGTCGGGGTTTACGTGGAATCTTGTGACGAGCGTTTCTCCTGTTAACCCTATCCAGATTGTTGCCGAGAATGCTTATTCATGTCAGGGGTCATCACTTGTAACTTTTGTTCTTCCTTTGGCGCCCATTTTTGGTGATACTTTCATTATTGCTAGCACTACAGCGAGATTTCAGATATCAGCTAATGGAGGTCAACAAATGAGAATTTGCGGAGCTATTAGCACAGCAGGTTCGGGAACAGCAACAAGCAATACTGCCGGTGATTTTGTTGAATTTGTTTATTTAGGCTCAAATATTTTTCAAAGCTACTCTCCTGGTGGCACAATTACTTTAACATGAGGTTTTTATGGCATTAACTTCGACAACAGAATTTGATTTTGTAGGACAGACACAAACTTTAACCTATTTTGATCCTTCTCAGATTGATCAAATTACATATTCTAGTGGAGCAATCACTTTTGGAGCAATTTCAACCTATAATTTATCTAAATCTGATCTGATTTTATACAACCAATATTTACAGGTTTTTTATCAACTTTTGATCGTTAACTTTCCTTCTATTACAAGCCAATTAAATGGCATTTGGCCTCTATGTAATTTTAGCATCACAGAAACCAATGTTGGCACTAAAAAAATAGTCCTTAATGAAACGTCTTCAGGAAATACGGTAGTTAATATCAATTATGTTCCAATAGCTACTTCAGCAGCATTTACTGCAAGAGCATCGCCAGTGACAGTTTCAATTCAAGAGTTTCAAGCGTTTTGCTTATTAATGAATCCATATACTAACCAAGTTTCACTAAATTAAAGGAGGTCTTTAATGGCCGCAACTCCAGCTAACAGTTTTAACCAAAATAGCACCTCTAGTGGCCTCCAGAATTGGGACGGTACAGCTACTCCATCTACAACAGCTCTAGTGCAGTACTTTGTTGTATCTGGTGCAACCACAAATACGGTTAACAATATTACACCGACAGCAAATACTGGGTGGGTTTTGACGTCGAACGGCTTGTCCTCACAACCAACATTTCAAGCTATACCATTTACTCAAATGCCATGGACGGATAAAGCCACTAGTTTTAATGCAGCAGCCGGTAATGGTTATTTTGTGACTGCAACAGCAACCGCAACAATGCCAGCAAGTCCAACCCAAGGTCAGATTATTGCTTTTGAAGTCGATGGCGTAGGTTCTTTGCTTACAATTCAAGCAAATACTGGGCAGATTATTAGAGGGGGCAAAGCTGTATCTGCGTCAGCTGGAACATGCGTAAATAATTTCCAAGGAGATGCTATCGTTCTTGTGTATAGAGCTGCCGACACATCATGGCAATCGATCCAAATGATCGGAACTTGGACAATCACTTGAAATACAAGTCAAATTATGTTACTCTTTTTAAAAGGAGTTTCATATGGGAAATATACGATCTAATGAATGGAAAAATAAAATTTATCAAAATTGGCGCAAATCTGTCTTTGAAAGAGATGGACATAAGTGTTTGCATTGCGGAAATAACAAATATCTTCACGCTCATCATATAGAACCTTATTTTAGATGCCCTGAAAAAAGATATGATGTTCACAATGGACAAACACTTTGTAGATCATGTCATACTAGGCATGAAAATACTGGAAAAAAAGCATCTATAGAAACTCGATTAAAAATGAGAGAGTCGCGATTAGGTTATGTTGTACCTGAAGAAGTAAGAAAGAAAATCAGTAAATCTCATAAAGGAATGTCTCCTTCACAAGAGATAAGAGATCGAATATCAAAAAAATTAATTGGAAATAAAGCTTGGAACAGAGGAATAAAACATACTGAAGAACATAAACAAGCTTTAAGAGGAAAAAGATCTCATGTTATAGCATGGAATAGGGGAATACCATTAACCGATGAAGTTAAAAAGAAATTAAGTGATTCTTTAAAGGGTAAACGAGGTCCTAATACAGGCAAGAAAATGTCTCAAGAATCTATTGATAAAATGAAAGCTACAAAGAAAAGACAATTTGAAATGAAAAAACAAGGACTTATATAATGGCCGCAACTAATGCTAATGCTGATAACTACTTTTCTCCATCAAGGTGGGTTGTTAGTAGTGTTTCTGGCCAAGGAAGTCATTCCACGATTACGGCAGCGACAGCAGCAGCCTCGTCGGGCGATACAATTGTATTGATGGACTATGTAGCCACCGAAGACGTAGCGATGAAGACGGGCGTAAATTACACAGCTTTTACGAATGCTTCTAATGAACCTACTTCGACAGTTACAGGCAAGTGGACATATGCTGGAGCTGGCACAGTTTCCATAAGCAACATCAAGATGACAACGAATAGCGATAACTTGCTTGCTATTACTGGCTCGGCTGCTTCAGTTGTTATTTTAACAAATTGCTACTTGAATTGCTCAACGACCACAGGTATTAGCTTTACAACGACCAATACAGCAGCAACTATTTCAATAAATAGTTGTGGTGGAAATTTAGGCACAACTGGGATTGGTTTTCATTCAATGTCAAGTACAGGCGCTATATCGTATATTTATTGTATACTTGGAAATGGTGGAGGATCTTCTACAATTTCAAATAATAGTGCTGGAGTATCTTTTTATAATTTTTGTGAATTTTCCTCACCAATTGGTTCGAGCAGTACGGGAGCTATAGATGGTAGTTATATAACCGTAAATAGCACTGCTCAAAATGCAACAGCATTAACAGCAAATGGAACGGGTATTTCTGGATTTTCTTATTCTCAATTTGAATCCGGTTCCGCATCAGCTGTAACAATTGGGGTTGGAGCTTCAATAGAATTAGAAACATGTGGATTTGGTAGTTCAAATACTAATGCTGTTACAGGCGCAGGAAGTCTGACAGTCATTCAGCCTTCGTTTATTTCTTCTAGTTTTTTGATGAATACAACCACTATCCTTGGAGGAACTCAACAAGGTTTAAGAAATGGTTCTAATCCAAATGCTGGTTATATTGGTGAGCAGATAAGATCTCTTGCTGGACCTGTAACTTTCACATCTTCAGCTAATCCTTTTAATATTACTTCAATTTCTTTAACACCTGGCATATGGGATGTTTCGGGGATAGCTCAGTTAGTTGCAAGTGTTGCAGGTACAGCTTATAATCTATATATTTCAGTGAATTCTGCATCATTTACGGGTGCTGTAACTGGAGATAATTTATCTCAAGGTGGATTTACTTTTACAACGATTGGTGTAGCGATTCCATCTTTTAGAATTATTTTATCTTCAACAACAACTTATTATCTTGTTGGTGGGATAACATATGCATCAGGAACCAACACAGGAACGGGTAGAATCTCTGCAACAAGAGTTGGTTAATCCCGAATATTCGCAAGAATAGGATCAAATTCCGAGTTCATATTATCCGCATGAATCTTGACGCCTTCTATAGAATTACCCCATTTGAGATATCTTGGAATCTTAATATTATTCAAAAACCATTCGTCCCGTGTCCAATAGTGGTTTATTCGTAGTACATCGATATTCACTTCCGAACAGCACATGTTACAGGCATTCCTTTTAGTATCCACATGCCAATGATTGGCGGTGTAAACGCAATAATGAGGATTAGGACAATAGGAAACGTGATTAGGCTGAACAATAGATTTAGAAGTTTTGTTCCAGTCATGATTTGTTGCCATTTTCCATACTAATTGATCCAAGATTGAACATGAACCATTTTCCCATGGGCATTCTGCGCCGAAAGATGTTCCGTAACACTGCCAATTAACGCAAAGACCCGAAACATCGGAAAAGTCAGTTTCAAGAAGAGTTGGCAAGTCGTCATATTTCACAGGGATAATAAATTCATCGATATCTATCAAGGCAAGCCATTTAGAAACATGTCGGCATCTTGCAATTGCATCATTATATGCGCCAGTTTGAACAGTAAAACTATAATTCTTCCAATCATTGGCTTCTTGAATTGATGGCCATTCTACCAGCGTGACGCAGCCATTACTCCTAAAAGAAGCAAGAATGCCCAAATAATCATCAGTGCTATTGTTGTTATATAAGAAAAAATGTTCAACGCCGACACTCCTATGGTATTCAATCCATTCTTTTAAATAAGGTGCCTCATTCTGAAATATAGCTGCAATGCATAAAGTATATGTAGAATATCTCGTTTCTTCTCTAACTTTCTCTTTAGAAAAAAGTAGTGATGATGTTACAAGTAATAATATTAAATATTTAAACATATAAACCTATTTTGGAGCATACTAAAATGCCATTGTTAAAAGGAAAAGAAAATATCGGACATAATATTAAAGAGGAAGAAAAATCTGGAAAGAAAAAATCCCAGGCAATTGCTATTGCTCTTAATGTCGCCAGAAAATCAGGTGCTAAAATACCTAAAAAAAAGAAATGATGTCATATTTCTGGGATGAATATAAATATAGATTCATATTATGGCTCAGGGGTTATCGTGTATCGTTTATTAATGATGGAATCATCGAATATCAAGACGGATCGATTATTTATAGAATGACTTATATGTGGTATTGCAATAAGCATCATATAGATTGGATAGAAGAATGTGAAAAGAATTTAAAACTTTTAGAAAACAGGAAAAATCAATGTTAGACGCACTATTAGCCCTAGTTAAAACAGCAGAAGTAGCACAACCAATGTTACATGTAGCAAATATCATGGCAACAGTTGAAAACCTAATGAAGATGGTTGGAAGCGACATTATGAAGTCGGGCGATGCTAAAAACGCTGCCATCGACTTTCTATGCCAATTGTTACAGTCTCACAAAGATGGAGCAGTTACAACTAAGATCATTACTCCTACAATCGAGATTCCTAATGGATAAGAAAATTCATCAGATGCAAAAAACAACTGCTAAACTTGCTAAAGAAGAAAAAACTTTGCTAAAAGAAGATCATAAGCGAGATAAAGTTTGTGAATTAGGCAAGAAAGTTAAAGCTAAAAAAGGTAAGAAATGAGAGTCATTAAGGACAGAATCTTTTTAGAAAGAATAAAAAAAGAAAAGCCTTTACCAAGAAAACTTTTACTTGTCGATGAACCACCAGAGAATAAGTTTATCGTTCTTAAGATCGGTACAGGGGTTCAATATGTTCAAGAAGGAAATATCGTCATGACTATGCCTTACGGCCTAACAACTGTGAAATCTGACGATGGGCGTGATCTATATGTTTGCAAAGAAGAAGATGTGTTAGTAATCTACTGAGAAATCAAAAAAGGAATTGGAAAATGAAAAAGAAAGTCGAAATGAGTTGCAAGGGTCATAAAGAACCTAAAGGCATGAAAGAAGAAAAGCATAAACTTGAAAAGCATGGAAAAGAAAAAGTTAAATCTGCTCACAAAGGCAAGAAATGAAATATTTAACATTCCTATGTCTTTTAAGCCTATGTGTATCATGTGCCAAGGCCGACATATTACTTGAAGATGCCAAGATTCTCAACAAAGATGCCCTGAAAATGGAAATCGATGCTGAGAACCCGGCTCTTTGATTATTTTCGAAGCTTTATTGTATTAGTTTCCGGGGGTATCTTTTTACCGAAAATGATCCATGGCGATAAGTGATCTTCGTAGAATTGGCGGCATTTCTCTACCATAGATTCAATGTAATCAGAATCAGGAAAGACTTCTACTATAGCTATTTGTTCCATGTTGTCCTGGTCAGGGAAATAAGACATAAACAGACATTTCTCAGCACCTGTAATCCAAAGTTGCCATTGGATTTGACTTTCATAATAGCTTTTGATTCCACCTTGTAGGGCTAGTTGATGCGTATCATTATTCGGGCATTTTATCTCGCAGATATAATCATGCCTCATAATTGTTCCTCCTCCAGGATTTAATAAATCACATTTATAGCCTCGACCGTCAAGACTAGCCATAGCCCAGGGTTCTACATCATGAATGACTACAACAGGCTTAAAATCAATTCCTGTGCGTTCTATCAGTAGTTTACGGGCAACATCCTCAAGTTCTTGTCCTCTACGCATCCGATCGTTCAGAGGCTCAGGCGATTTAATACCTAGCTTGCGCTCAAATAGCGTTTGACTTGTCACAAAAGGGTTTGTTCCAAGTATACTTGATACATCTGTAGCAGTTATATGAGACTCTCGGAATTTAAGCCATTCCGGAGAGCCTTGCTCCATGTTTTCAATGATTTTCATTTTTCCTCACAAGTTTAAAACCACCTTCGAAAGGAACAAAATGCGTGAATCCTTCATATT